CCTAACACCTCGTATGCAGATAGTGTGGCATATGCGCTATATTGGTAGTAGATATGGATATGTTAATAATGAACCTAATGCGTGTAGAGCAGCTGAGCATCTTGATAAGTATGGATGGCATTGATGAGTACTAAGCACAAAGTATTAGGCACTAAGAAGTGGAAGAACAAACGCTTATCCATATTACAACGAGATGGTTATGAGTGTTACATGTGTGGTGGTCAAGCCGAGCAGGTCGATCACATCATACCTAGAGTTAAAGGTGGCGATGTGTTTGATGATGACAATCTAATGGCGATCTGTGCAAGGTGTAACCGCGCTAAAGGTGGTCGTTTTTTTAATAGCATGGCGACCCCCCCTGTCTTTCAAGGGCCATCTCTCCCTAGCACGGTAAGTTCAGTCCCAGATTCACCATTCATACGACCAGAAGGGCTACAAAGTGACTACTAAAGATGCAGAAGTAATCCCAATCAAACGGGGGCTAGAGTTGATAGGAAGTACGCAACCTAGAATCCACACGCCATTATTAAAGACGGCAAGCAAAGCACAAGAGGTAGCGGACCTCGCGGAGAAAATAAACCTGCCTTTGATTCCCTGGCAGCGCTGGGTACTCGATGATTTACTATCCGTAGACGCAGGCGGTACTTTCCTTAAGAAATCGGCCCTGGTTCTAGTAGCTCGTCAGAATGGCAAGACTCATCTAGCTCGCATGTTGATTCTGGCTCATTTATTCCTGTGGGGCTCTAAAAACGTACTTGGTATGTCGTCTAATAGAAATATGGCCCTGGATACCTTTAGGCAAGTGGCTTATACGATAGAAGACAACGAATTCTTATCTAAACAGGTACGCCAGATCCGATTGGCTAACGGCCAGGAGTCTATTGCGCTGTTAAACGGTGCCAGGTATGAAATTGCAGCAGCTACTAGAGATGCGCCACGTGGAAAAACCGCTGACTTCCTTTATCTGGATGAACTTAGAGAGTGGTCGCAAGAAGCATTTACGGCTGCGCTTCCTGTTACGCGAGCCAGGCCAAACGCAATGACCCTAATGACAAGTAATGCTGGAGATGGGTTCAGTGAAGTACTAAACGATCTAAAAGAACGCTGTATGTCATACCCTCCTGCTAATTTAGGCTACTACGAGTACAGCGCACCGCAGCACTGCAAGATACATGACCGTAAAGCCTGGACCTTTGCCAATCCAGCACTTGGATATTTAATAACCGAGCAAACCTTAGAAGAGTCGGTAAATACTAACAGTGTAGAAGCTACAAGAACCGAGATGTTATGCCAGTGGGTAGATAGCGCGGTCAGCCCCTGGGTTTATGGCTCCATCGAGGCCTGTAGTGATAGCAATTTAGAAATACCAGTGGGACCTGCAACTGTGATGGCGTTTGATATTGCGCCAACACGTAGATCGGGCGCATTAGTTATGGGCCAGATGAAAGATGGAAAGATAGCGGTTGGCCTGGCGCAACTTTGGACCAGCGAAGTAGCTGTTGATGAAACTAGGATGGCAAGTGATATAAATGAATGGGCACGCAAGTACCATCCGACCTTAATCTGCTACGACAAGTACGCCACTCAAACTTTGGCAAGCAAACTGGAGCAAAGTGGCTGGAGAGTTCAAGATGTATCGGGGCAGGCGTTTTACCAGGCGTGTTCTGATCTATCAGATGCGTTAGCAAACGGAAGACTGGTGCATTCTGGCCAGGCAGACTTAGTACAGCACTTAAATAACTGTGCAGCTAAGACTAATGATGCTGGATGGAGAATTATCAGACGCAAATCAGCTGGCGATGTCACGGCAGCAATTAGTTTGGCAATGATTGCTTCTGAATTAACCAAGCCACAACGAACCGCGCAGATTATTGTCTAACTTGCACTAATTGTCCGTTTTAGGTATATTGTGTTGATATGGGTCTATTGTCTGCTTTAGGTATAAATAAAAAAACTGAATCTCTACAAGCGCAATACGCCCCTGCCATTATGGACACAGCTTATGGCTACGGTTCATTTACAACTGGTGTCGGTAACTTTCCTGGCGGTTTAGATCGCAATTATGCAATGCAAGTTCCTGCGGTTAGCCGTTGCAGAAACCTTATAGCTGGTGTAATTTCCTACCTGCCTCTTGAACTTTACAAAAAGTCAACAGGTGAGGAATTGGGAAATCCTCTCTGGGTAGAACAGCCAGACTATCGGCAACCAAGATCCGTCACTTTATCGTGGACTGTCGATAGTCTCCTGTTTTACGGAGTCGCGTACTGGAGAGTTACAGAATTATATGCCGATGACCTTCGGCCTTCAAGATTTGAATGGATAGCAAACAATCGAGTTACATTTACAACTAATAAGTTTGGCACCGAAGTAAATCAATATTATGTAGATGGTGTTGAGTCTCCAATGTCTGGTATTGGCTCTCTTATTACATTTCAGGGCCTGACACAAGGTGTATTACAAACTGCTGCTCGCACAATTCAAAGCGCACTTGATATTGAAAAGGCTGCAGCAGTAGCTGCCCAAACTCCAGTTCCAACTGGGTACATCAAGAACACAGGTGCAGATTTACCAGAGCAACAAGTATCTGGATTACTGGCTCAATGGAAGCAAAGCAGATTAAATAGAAGCACTGCATATTTGACGTCAACTTTAAGTTACGAAACTACAGGATTTTCACCAAAGGACATGATGTACAACGAGGCGCAACAGTACCTTGCCACACAAATAGCCAGGGCCATGAATGTACCAGCCTATTATATTTCAGCAGATATGAATAACTCAATGACTTACCAGAACATCATTGATGGGCGTAAAGAATTTGTGGCTTATTCTCTACAACCTTTCATTTGTGCCATTGAGGACAGACTTAGCATGGATGACATAACTCCAAGAGGACACATAGTTAAATTTGCTATCGAGGAATCATTCTTACGTGCAGACACAATGAAACGACTAGAAGCAATAGAGAAAATGTTGGCTTTAGGTTTAATAGATGTTGAACAAGCTAAAGAAATGGAAGACATGACACCTAACGGAAATGGAAACACAAATGCTACTTACGTTCAGTAGTCACATAGAAAGCGCGGATGGCGAACGCAGAATTATTGCGGGCAAAATCGTACCTTACGAAGAGGTGGGTAATACTTCTGTCGGCAAGGTTGTATTTGCTACCGACTCCATTGAAATTGGTGATCCTGGTAAGGTGAAAATGCTAATGCAGCATCGCCCAGAAAAACCTATTGGCAGAATGCAGAAATTTAACAATGCTAAAGATGGCATTTACGCTACCTTTAAAATTAGCGCCAGCATGCAAGGGCAAGACGCTTTAATCCTAGCTGGAGAGCAATTAATTGATGGATTGTCAGTAGGCGTAGACGTAAACAAGTCCGTGCAAAAGAAAGATTATCTATATGTAACAAGTGCCACCCTCCGCGAAGTAAGCCTGGTTGAATCCCCAGCATTTACGGCTGCACAAGTAAATAAAGTTGCTGCTAGTGAAAACGAAGCAGAGGACACAAATCAACCTAAAGAAAGCGAGGCTCCTGTGGAAGACAATGCAATACAGCCACAAGAAGCAAAGGCAGAGGCTGCTACTCCTACAGTAGAAGCTGCTCGCCCAACAATTACAACACCGCATATCCAAACAACTGTGCGCACGCCAATTACTTCAATGGCAGCATACACAGAACACAAAATTAAAGCTGCTCTAGGTAACGAGGACTCAAGACTGTACGTAACTGCAGCCGATGACTCATTCGCAACTAACCCAGCATTTAATCCAACACAGTATCTAAGCGAGTTCGTAACTAACACTCGATTTGGAACTCCAGCAATTGATGCATGTTCACAAGGAACACTTCCAACAAGTGGAATGACAATCAGCGTGCCGTCTTTGGTGACCTCTGCTGGCGGTCAATCAGGTGTGGCACCAGAAGTAACTGTAGAGTTAGAGGCTGGCGCAGTACAAAATACTGGCATGGTTACTCAATATTTATCAGGTACAGTATCTAAGTACGCTGGTATGAATACTCTATCAGTGGAACTGCTTGAGAGATCAGATCCAAACTTCTATGCAGAACTTACAAAGCAATTAGAGTATGCATACTTAAAAACTCTAGATACAACCGTTGCTGCAGCTTTGATTACTGCTGGAACAGCAGCAACAAACACAACTGCCGATCTAGACGGTATTGTTACCTTTGCTTCAGAGGCAGCACGTAAGATTTACGAAAACACTGGTTATTTTGCACAGAATTATATTGCTAACCCAGCACAATGGGGCGCACTGATTGCTGCTCAAGACACCACAAAGCGACCTGTATTCACGGCTTTGCAGCCAATGAATGCAACAGGACAAGTTAGCGTTCAGTCCATTCGAGGCAACGTTCTCGGATTAGACTTGTACGTTGACAAGAACCTGGCAGCAACTACTTTCGATGATGGTTCAGCGATTGTATTAGCCCCAGAAGCATTTACCGTATATCGCTCCGCTCAAAACTTCATGAGCGTAAACGTAGTATCAAACCTACAAGTACAGGTTGCGATTTATGGTTACATGGCAACAATTGCCAAGATGCCAAAGGGTATTTACCTATACAACAAGGCCTAAAAACCAATAAGTAATCTCTGGGGTTTAGTAGCCCTAGCCCCAGAGAGCTATTAGCAGAGGAGTAGAGATGGCAGCCACGTATGTGACTACAGCCGAGTTGAGGGCAAACCTCGGAATTGGCTCTCTCTATTCCGATGCGACAGTTGAGGAAGTCTGTCAAACATCAGAAGATTTAATTAATCAATATTTATGGTTTAATACTGCCCCAGTAGTAGGCACAGCATTACAAGATAATGTGGCAACACTTATGCTTGCTAACCCGAACGCATTCGCAGCAAGCCAATCAATAGTCGTAAGCGGTTGCGGTGCAACTTTTAACGGCACACAAACTATCACTGGTACAATTCCACCAACTTCTGGCACTACCAGTCTTATTCCAGTATTTATGTATAACTACGGCCAGGTTAACTACCCCAACGGTTACTCATTTGTGCAATACGCAAAGACAGCAGCTAATCAACCATTTCATAAAGTATTACCCTATGGACTAGCCACAGGCCCAGACCATAAGACCCAATCTTACGCGACAACCCCTGCCATAAGAGAAGCTGCGATGATAGTGGCTGTGGACTGCTGGCAAGCCAGACAAGTCAGTCAAACAGGTGGGGTCGGTATGGATGGGATCAGTGCAAGTCCCTATCGTATGGGTTACCAGCTCATTAACAGAGTGCGTGGTCTCATCCAGCCGTATTCAAGCCCAGCCTCACTGGTCGGCTAATGCCAGCAGCAATAACCACCCTTAGAGGCACCCTGGCCCAAGATTTAGCCAATGCAGGCGTATGGTCAACCTTTGCCTACCCACCAGCGACTCTTCTCGCAAACAGCGTGGTTATTACCCCTTCAGACCCCTATGTCGTACCCAGTAACAACGAGCAAGTAGGCCTGGCCCCTCTAGCCAACTTCAAAGTCTTAATTACCGCACCTGCCTTTGATAACCAGGGCAACCTGGCAGGCATGGAAACTTTTATTGTCGCAGTAGTAAATAAGTTAGCAGCATCATCTTTGGTGCTAAACATATCAAGTGTCTCCGCTCCAGCTATAACTAATGCAGCTAGTGGAGATTTATTAACGTCAGAAATAACAGTATCAATCCTAACGAGCTGGAGTTAAAATGAGTACACAAGCAGAAGACTTAGCCTTCTTAATTAAGACAGGCCAAATTAAAGAAACACCTAAACCAACCGCAACTAAGAAAGACGAGGAATAACAATGGCCATATATCTAAATAACAATGTAGGCGTTAAATTGGCTACTGCCGCTGCGCCTACTGTACCTTCAATCGACATCAGCGCCTACGTAACTAACGCTGTCATTAACCAGATCGTAGATGAATTAGAAGTCACAGCGATGGGTGATACCGCTCATAAATTTGCTGCTGGTCTGCAATCAGGCACATTTTCTATCGACGTTATTAACGACTGGGCAGCAAGCCAAGTTATGACAACCCTTAACGCAGCCTTTGGACAAACTTTAGCAGTATCAGTAATCACTGTTAAAGGCACTGCCGTATCAGCAACTAACCCTACTTACCAATTCTCAATCCTGGTAAATAACTTAACTCCAATTGGCACTGGTGGCGTGGCTGAGATAGCAACATCAAGTCTGTCCTTTACACTAAACTCCGCACTAACAGTGTCCCCATCGGTGGCATTCTAAACAAGGAGAAACAATGGCAAAGCTAAAGATAACAAGGGCTAATGGCGAGGTATCGGATCACAAGATAACGCCAAGTGTTGAGTACGCTTTTGAAACAAAGTATGGATCAGGAATTAGCAAAGTCCTGCGCGAGCATGAACGCCAAACAGAGATATTCTGGCTGGCTTATGAATGCTTACGCAGGGCTGGTGCGCAGATACCTATATGGGGAACAGAGTTTATAGATACTCTTGAAACTGTAGAGGTATTAGACGAAGAAAAAAAATAACACCGCGTGATTCGATAATCTACACAATAGCCAGCCTATCGGTAGAAACTGGAATTGCGCCACAGGCTTTTATAGATATGGATCCAGAGATGCTTAGGACAATAGTCCAAGTGTTATCGGATCGAGCAAAGGAGATCAGAAATGCCAGTCGAGGTCGTAGGCATTAAAGATGTTCTTAAAGGCTTAGAGTTTATTGATGAAGATATGCGTATTCGCATTAGAACAGCTATTGATCCTCTAATGCGAGGCGTAGCATTTAAGGCTAAAGGATTTGTGCCTAGCAATACAGAAGTATTATCGGGTTGGGCTAAAGCAACAGGAGCGCCTGGTAACTTTCCTAAATATGATGCAGGCGTAGCCAGGGCTGGTATTGGTTACAATCCAGGAGAAAATAAAACATTCCAAAATGGTTTCAAGGTAAGTAACTATGTGTACAACGCCAGCAGACCTGGCGCAATTTATGAGGTAGCAGGCCGTTTAAATCCACAAGGCCGTGCCCCATTTCAGATGACTCCATCTAAAGGCGCTAGTGGTACATACACTTTAAAGTCAAAGCGTAGTAAAGCATTTAGAGAGTACAACTCAGCCAATCCATTTGCTAGCCAGCAATTTATAGCTGCATTAGAGCCAGTAACTTCACAACCAAAGATTAAAGATATTAGAGGCGGTGGTCGCAAGACTAAAGGCCGTTTGATCTATAAAGCCTGGGCCCAGGATAGTCCTAAAGTTTATGAAGCAATCTTAAACGCAATAAATGCCACCGCCATACATTTTAATAAAGCCACCGAGATTAAGAAGGCAGCATAATGGCCAACGTAGTCGTTTCCGCTATTGCCACCTTTAATGGTAAGGCACTTAAAAAGGGTCAAAAGGATCTATCAGCATTTGATAAACAAGCCCAGCAATTAGGTAAAACATTTAACCGAGTATTTGCTACTACCGCAATCGTGGCATTCTCTAAGAAAGCAATCAATGCATTTGCAGCCGATGAACAGGCCGCTAAATCTTTAGCAGTACAATTAGAAAACACCGGCAACGCATTTAGAATAAATGAAGTTGAAGCCTATATTGCAACACTGCAAGATTTATCTGGAGTATTAGACGATCAATTGCGCCCAGCATTTCAAACTTTATTAAATGCTACTGGATCTGTAACCCTAAGCCAACAGGCTTTACAAACTGCATTAAACGTCAGCGCAGGCACAGGTAAAGATTTACAAAGTGTTGTAGACGCAATAGCCAAAGGCGCAACAGGAACTACTACCGCCTTATCAAGACTAGGAACAGGCTTAAGTAAATCAACTATTGCTAGTGGCGATATGAATAAAATAATGGCAGAACTTGATAAGAAGTTTGCTGGCCAAGCGCAAGCAAGATTAACTACTTATGCAGGTAAAATGGATTTATTGCGTGTTAAAGCTGCGGATGCAACAGAAATTATTGGTAAAGGCTTAATTGATTCTATTCAATTATTAACTAAAGATAATTCTATAGCCGATGCAGGCGATGCTATGAATAGTTTTGCATTAGCAATAGTAAATACAGCCAAAGGTATGGCTATTTTGATTAGTGAAGTAAAGTCATTAGTAGATAGTGATGTGGGTAAGTTTTTATTGGGATTAGTTGCTTTATTAACTTTAGGTAAAAAGCAAATCGTAATGGGCGCACTTGGAATAATTGCTTATGATATTGGCAAGAATACTCCATTAACCGATCAAGAAAACTCAGCACTTGGTAAAAGAAGATTAGCTGCCAGAGTATTAGAAGGCAAGATTCAAGCGGAGTTAAATAAGTACAAAAAGTTTGAACTTGATTTATTAAAGCAAAAAACTGAATTAGATAAACTTAAAGATAAGTTTGACACAGAACGAATAGGCTTAATGGTAGCTCTTAATGCTGCTACCGATGAAGACACTAAACTACGCATCAAATCACAGATAGCAATCCTAGACAATAACGAGGCTTTGGCTAAGAAGTATAATGCTGAGTTAGAAGCTGCTAACAGTGCTATGAAGTTGGCTCAAGAATTAACAGCTACTACAGATGCTATGGCAAAATTAAGAATAGTTACTCAGGCTGATTACACAAAACAGATGTATGCTGGATCATCAATTTACTATATGGGCGGTGGAAATACTGCAACTGTTGAAACTGGCAGTGCTGGTGGCGGTACTACCATTGTAAACAATAATACAACCGTGCAAGTAGAAGGATCTGTAATATCACAAGATGCTGTGTTAAGCACAGTCCAAGAAGCATTACAAAGATTAAATAAGCAAGGCTCTCCTACTTACGCAGCTGGATTATAACTATGGCTGTACCAGTAATTAATGCAATTATTAACTTCTCAACTGGGCCTTCTACTGCTCAGGCTATGCAGATCGATATTGGTAAACTAGGAGTAAACGTATTAGCCGATGCAGTCGCAGTTATTGTTGATGTATCTAATCAGGTAGATTCAGTAAGGACTGCTAGAGGCCGTAACGTATTAGCAGATCAATTCCAGACTGGCACACTTACTTTACGCATAGTAGATCAAGACGGTCGATTCAATCCTCAAAATCCAGATTCTGATTTAGCACCGTACTTAACTCCTATGAAGAAGGTTGAGATAACCGCAACCTACTCAGGAGTAACTTATCCAATCTTTGCAGGCTTTATTACTTCATACTTAAACACTCAGCCTAAAGATGCCACAGAGGTTGCCTACACGACCATTACAGCTGTAGACGCTTACCGCCTAGCACAGAATGCACAGATTACAACAGTGACTGGTGCTTCTGCTGGAGATTTATCAGGCACACGTGTTAACCAAATCTTAAATACTATTAACTGGCCTAACACTCAGCGTGATGTAGATGCTGGTCTTACTACCTTACAAAATGATCCAGGAACTAATAGGACTTCTTTGTCAGCCTTGCAAACTGTAGCTGATAGTGAGTATGGGGCAATCTATGTCGATGCTTCTGGAAACTTTGTATTTCAAGACAGAGCAGTAACTGTCGGATCTATTGGTGGCACACCTACAGTGTTTAGTGATACTGGTGCTGGTATTAGATATGCCAATGCTGTTTGGGTGTTAAATGACTATTTAGTGTTCAATTCAGCAAGCATTACTAGATCAGGTGGTAGCGCTCAAATAGCGACTAATCAGGCTTCTATTGACAAATATTTCATACATTCCTATACCCTGACAGACTTATTGATGCAGACAGATGCCGTGGCGCTTAATTATGCTAGGGCTTACGTGGCTTCTAGAGCTGAGACCAGCATTCGATGTGATGCTATTGAACTTGATCTATACACGGCTGATTACAACGCAGGTACTATTGCAGCCCTAAGCCTAGATTTCTTTGAT